CTTTTTCTTTGTGCTTTATCCTTAGTAATCGTGTAATCTTGCATCCCCGCACTTCCAAAATGAACAGTCTTCTTTCTACCATTTTCCCTTGTGAATGTAGCCATTAATTTCTTCCCTGCTTTATCAGACTTCTTAATAACAACTGAAACCATTTAAAATTTGATTTATATCTAATAGTGTATATAATAAAATGGGTATCGTATATTATATTAAATGTTTAGAGACAAATGAGATTTATATCGGTTCAACAAAGCAAACATTAAAAGATAGAATGAAGGGTCATAGGAGCGACTCTAAAGATACAATTGCTAAATGTCTTACTTCATCAAATATTATTAAAAGAGATACTTATATTTATGATGTCTTAGAAGAAGTAGAAGATAATGATAAATTATTTGAGAGAGAGCAGTATTATATAGATACTACTGATTGTATTAATATTTATAATTCATTCACAAGTGATGAAGTTAAAAAGAAACAAAATATTATAAGGGTAAATAGATTTCATCAAAAAAATCCAGATTATAGAAAGAAAAAAACTACTTGTGAATGTGGTGCTATTGTAATTAAGGATAGTATAGCAAGACATAGGAGAAGTAAAAAACATTTATTAAGCATTCATAACAGAAAATAAGCCGTTTTCTAAGATGGCTAATCGGGCATATTCTACATAAGAACGAAGAGTGTAAGTACCAATCGCAGTAATATCCGCCATAGCCTGAGCCTTGTAATGAAGTTCGATTCCTCTGACGCCTACCCTCCCGTTAGTCAATCGCGTCGCTAAATACCACTGCCGACCTGGGATACCATGCGTTGCATCACTCTGAACATGACTTCCCATAAAATTAAATTCTGTGAAACCTCCATTACCATCACGAGAATAAGCATCACGCGTAACATATAGGAGACCTTCGTTTTGAGTATAATGACTGAATAGACGAGCTTTATTTTTGATAGAAGTTGGGAATTCAAAACGATCATTATAACGAATATTGAATTCTACCTCACCAGTAGATTGATTCGCAGCACCAGTTTTATTAGGACAAACACTATTATACGGACCAAGGATAGCAAAATCAGAGTGTCCACCTGGTTGTCCTGCATCTTTAGGTCGTTCAACACTTGTAATCACACGGGAACATAATCTATTCGCCATACCAAGATTAGCAACAATACCTTCTGCGAGTTGAGTATGACTTACAGATTGTTTAGAAAGTCGGTAATCAGGGAAACTAAATTCAAGGCGAGGGTTTGCTTCGGCATACCGAGTCATTAAATCCGAATCAGTATAAAATACATAATCGGCACAGAACTTTAATTCATTTCGGTCAATCGGATAATCAAGGTGAGCATTATCATTTACAACAACACGCTGATTTCTTAGGGGAGCCCAGTGAAGTTCAATAGATAATTGCTGATCGATCATATACAAAGGTAAATTGTGGGTCTTGAGGAAGGGGAAAAGATCACTTAAATCTACAGAGTATACTGGAGCTTCAGCCTTAGCATTTCCTTTCATTTCAGAGACTGGTAGTGGGTCAAGATTAACTCCTTCCATATTGTCTCCTACAGATGCTGCTGCGTTCGTGCCTAATCCATAATCACGACCATTAGAAAGACCATATTTTAATGCTTCTACTGGAGACTTCTGGGTATTTTGCTCGGCCGCGACGGCAATCGCATCTAATTTTCTGAATACAAATTCAGTAGACATACAACGACCCGTAGTATATTGCTCACGAGCTAATTGAGTTTCATTATTAATCTGTGCTGATTTAACCTGCTGAAGATGGTTCCAATCAGATATTTCATTAAGTACCTGATTACCTATCTTTAATACAGCCCGCTCAATCACAGAACCGATACCCACAGTAGGAGGCATGATGCAAATTGTTGTCTGAGCCGCTGGAGGAACAAGTCCTACAAAGAGTTTTGAGTGGCTGTGAAGCCATCCTTTCTTTTGGAGGTCGAATCGGGCGAAACCAGTAGTGGTCGCAGTCGCCTCTTGGTAGGTAGAGACTTCTAATAAATCAGTTTCAACATTCTGCTGTAGATTTGCTGGGATAGTTTGTAGGCGGAGGAGATCGGGGACTTCAGACATATTTATACTAATGACTTATAGTATAAATTGAAATAAAAAATAATTAAAATATTCAAAATACATAGAAAATTATTATTGTAATTTATAAAATCCATCTTTAGTTCTTATGATTGATATTTGTTCTTCTTCTAATTCATCTTCTGACTCTTCTTCTGTCTCTATATCACTTTCTTCTTCATAATCTGAATCGTCTGTATCAGAACCCTCTTCTAATTCTAATGCTTTGTATCTTAATTTATTTATCATACGCTCGGCTTTAATGACATCATTTTTACAATAACTTAAGATCCAGTCCCACAAGGTTGACATACTATACTATGGTCCAGATAATAATTTAAATGAAAATTTTTACATTTTTTTGATGATAAATGTCTTGCACGATGACTCATCGAATATCCACCTCCACAAGGACAGTTAATATATAATGAATCATATTCTTTTTTCTTTTGTAGGATTTTATCTTGATTTTGTAGATATAGTTTCTTTTTATTTTCTTTAATTTGTTCGGGTGAAATATAAGATTTAATTTTATTCACTAATGTACCTTCGTGATTATCTATATGATATTGTTCTCGTTTATGTAATTCTTGTAAATTATTACAAGGGAATGCTTCTATTAATTCAATCTTATAATTATTATTTTTTATGATATCTTGTGATCCGCACCCATACCCATCTATATATTGTCGTGAGGTATTTACATGTCCGTGTAATCGTTTTTGGAGAGTTTGTATGGTTGAGCCGATGTAACAATTATGATTAGTTAAATCTGATATCTTATAAACTTTAGCATCAATATATTTATTTATCATTTACTCTTGGAGATATATTATTTTATGAATTAAAACGCACTAAGCCATCACCTGAATACCACCCGAACCATCAAAGACAATAGTAGTCTTCGCCTTGTAATAGATGAATACAGAAGTAGGATTATCCGTAACCTGTGAGTTCTCTAATGATAGACCCCACTGCTCCCGTGAGAAATCTTGTCCCGAGTTAAACTGACTATAACGGATACCAATACCGAATAGAGATCCACCATCAATCTGAGTTTTGTAATCACTTACAGCAGCACCATTAGTCATAAAATAATCACGATTTAGAGTTTTACTTGATAGGGATGTGCGACTGACCATATATTCAGGAATGACTGCTTCAGCAAATTGTAGTGCTAACTGAGGATCAGAAATTACAAAGGAGCCTCCATTCACCCCTGTGATATCAGTATTTTTAGGGAGAGTTTTATTAGTGACTACATCATAATCTAATGGATATTTAGAACCACCTTTAAGGAACTGAACTCTTGTATTATGGACGAGAGAACCAGGAGCCCCCTTCTGACTTGGGTAAGTCGTTGCAAGACCATTCGCCGATAGAGTATTAATATTTTCAGAAGGGCAGAAGGTAACAAAAGCACTCTGAAGATTTTTTAGTCCTACATCATACTGAATTTGAGCGTTGCTCGTATTGAAAGTGGTATACAGAGATGAAATAGTATTAAATTCCATAGCACCCGAAGTCTGCGAAGCCATTTCACTCATTTTATTTTCAGGGATATCATATACCTCACAAGTTAGAGATAGATTAGATAGAACATAGTGAGCGTCAAGATTGTCGGCATTAAGAACCCCATTCTTGGAGAATAGACAATTACTGTCTGGGGACAGATGAAGCTCCACGCGAAAACCCCCAAAAGATGAGTCCATAAGATTTACACTTGATCCTCCCATTATGAACCCACTCGGGAGATGACACGAGAACTCATTTTTACGAGCTGCCCCGTCGGCAGTCGCTGCTGGGGAGGAGACTACATTTTGAAACATCGATTCAGCATTCGGTTGAATAAGGCATGCTTCATTTAGATGACCAGTTAAGTCTTGTTTAGACGAAGACAAACCCAGGTAGGTACTCATATATCTGTTGTAGTGACGAATATGTTCTACAATTTGTGCTGATTTCTGATGGCGAATCACTAACTGATCCCACAGAGAAAAGACACCTAACCGATTATCCATCGTAATCGCCGTAGCACCATCATTATCTCTTACTGGGCGACCTAAGGCTCCGTTAAATCCACGATTGAACTGAACCGCACCATTTATCCTAATGCTGCTCGGATCTAAAACAGCATTCTGACTTTGGATCGTAAAAGATAAAAGAGGAAATCCACCTTTGAAACTAATAGTCGCATCCGAGTTAATATTATCGGGTCTCAACTCAATAAATCTACTTGTCATTTTTATAATATGACAATAGTTAAAAAATAAATATTAAAAATAAAAATAGTTTTTTTTAATTACTGGACTACTTGCACGAAACCCTGCTTTATGACTATGCGTCTTAGATGACATACGAAGGAAGAGAACATCTTATTTTTAGTGGGGGCAACTGCCGAATAATCAAGGTTTACAATTAGGTCTTTATTACGGAGATCCGTTACTCCCTGATTGATCGAAAATCCTCTCCCGCATACAAAGTTCTCCATAAATTTAGAGAAGTCCCGAGGCATAATACCCGAATTATCTAATGTCTTTTCTAATTCAAACAGATGGAAAGCAGAAATACTCTTACGAGTAGCAACTTTACGAGTATCTACAGGACGACTTGGTACCATTTTTCCATCAATCTGGAACTGAACACTTGCGAGACCATCACAGCATCCTGCGATACCAGACCTGGCTGAAGATAACTGAACATCCATAGCATCCCGAGTTACTTCATAAGTCCCATTACTGGATACTAAAGTCTGTTGAGTATACACAGATGAATCGGTAGGTAGGATAATTAATGATTTAGCACGACTATTTACAGCATGAACTTGGAAGGATGCTTGACGCTCACTCTTTAGTAGTGAATTCTTGTAATTTGTAGTAGAATAAATATCAAACTCAATAGATGAACCATCCCTCGCCTTAGCGAGCATCTGCTGTTTGTAGCGAGGATCAAGTTTCACCTCAGCAACAACAAGATTTAGATTACTAATCGTGTAAGAAAGGTCTAAAGTGGTAGCATCACGGAAACCTATGGAGATACCACAGGACTGATCCGCAGTAGCAAGATTAACAGCACTCGTCCCCTGAAGCTGGGCAGAGACAAAGACAGGACCAGCACCCGCGGCTTTCAGCTGAAGGTTATTAGCAACAGGAACAACTTTAATATAATCCCTTGCTGCGAAACCACCGATGACTAAATTTACTTTTTCAATACTCTCGATGACAAAGGATGCATCCGCACCACCATTACCAGCAGTAAAGACTGATTCAACTGCTGTAGCATCAGAATGATCCCTGAAGGTAATAGTTTCACCAACTACAAACGGGAAAGTATCTGTATCACCGCAGGAATTAGCAGCCGCCTGAAAGTAAACATGATTAATTGTAACATCGGCCCCGTCGGCAGGAAATGGAGGAGTTCCTGCCGTGTCGCCCGCTGCTCCGCCCGCTGGGGTCACATTCAGACAAGCAAGCATAGGATTGAGAGTTGTTCGGCGGCTCGCAACAACCGAATCTAACTGACGAACAATTCGGGGGGCGGGCATAAAATCAAGTTCTATATACAGACCCGTCATCATATTAGGATAGATAGATCCTGAAAATATACCCGATACATCTAAAGGAACACATGCTTTTACACTATTCTTCATTTCTGTGTGATTATAGGCAGCATTCTTTGTTCCTACAGGGGATTTCTTGAACCACGGATTAGTAATAACATCACACATATCAGATTTAGAAGCACCACGACTAGAACAACATACAGGATTATAATCAGAACCACCCTGAGTAAGTGCTTTCATACCTTTAATACTTTCATCAGTATCATAATCACTTTTAAGAGCAACTATCTGATTGTAGCCTACAATCTCTTCAAGTAAAACACGATCATCTAATGAATAGATCCGTAGATTTTCAACCATCATACCACATCCAGCAGGATCCAACTGGAGACGAGTTACCCCAGCATCAAGACCAGCAGTCGTTTGAGTAACAACAGGATCATCAATCACAGCATCAAATTCAAGATAACATGATTTACCATCAATAAATTCAGTAGATTTAGGAACTACAAAAGATACTTTACGACTATTATTCTTTACTTGATGTTGTAATCCCT